CGTTCTTTCATCCCAGAACTCTACAAAAGCTGATGTGGACCCGGTCACTGAGGGATAATCCTCTAGCTAAGTAAATGATTCGACTCCCGAACAGAACAACGGCATGTAGCAGCGTTTCCACCATATCAGAAGCTTTGATTCTCCCATCTAACGCTGTATTCGTCAGCTGGAGTAAGCAAATCTTCCACCACAGATTGTCTGTGTATGCCACTTTCAAGTGTACCACCTGCGTAATAGGTAGAACCCATACGCCATTCCTCGGTAAGCTTGTGCTCTAGTATCCTAACGCCACGTTTAGTCCAGTCAGGCCATGCATTTCTAACAAAGTCTAGGTGATGATCATACAAGGGATTTCCCTCCCCACAAGAAGCGATGATATCAACCATTCTAGATACATCTTCGATCAATGGCTTTTCATTGTCACCTAAGTACAAATCCGGTTCCACGATGAAGTTAGGAAGTAGACGATCCTTCATCTCATTAGAGATGGTTCGCTCTGCTTGGATCAGACTGTTACCGACACCAATAGTGTTGCCGAAACTGCCAGCTGTATCAGCAGCAGCCATCTGTTTAAGTTAGAACAGTGAGTCACCAACCATGACTTCACGCTCCAGACGCGTATGATACCCTAATGATACCTGATTCGCATTTGGATCGCAGACGATAGTCTTCTTTGGGTGGAATTCCAGCCCAAACTGTTTGACATCTTCAGCCATGTCTGTCTTTATTAACCTATCCATCTCCTCAAGCGTTACGCCCCTCAATGCACGAATTGCATCATCACTGAGTACGTTTTCGTATTCCCAGTCACAACCGAACATTTCTCGCCACCTGTCACCTAGAGCTAAGTGAAGCCAAGAGCCAAACCACTGTGTTAGTGGATGACCAGAACGAAGCCCACGAAGCTGTTGAACAGTATGGAAGGGAGAGACGTACAAGGTAGCATCTTTTGTAAACACATAGAACATGGCTAATAGCATGTTACGCATTATCGGTTGATGCTCCAAGAAATCGCTTTCTTTAAGTATATTATAGCATAGGTCGAAAGCCGCGCGAGGGATATTACTGTCATATTTAATGAAGTCTTCCGCTCCAAGCATTACGTCGTCATGTGCTAGAACTCCAGACATGTCGTTAAAGAACTTGTCTATCGAGAACCAGCCTATACCAGAATCTGGCATGTTTGACGTCGTATTCTTAGAAAAGAAGGCACCTGGTATCTTCATCAGTAGTTCGATACCCCAGATAACCCTATCAGGCTTACGGTTAAACATTATGTCAATGTTACGATTAGTGTTCTTAGCTAAGGGTGGGGAAGTGCCCATGATAGCTTCAACTTCCTCAACGGATGCGGCACGTGCGAGTAGTTCTAACCATGGCATGAACCTACCTTGGTCCTTAGAACGGTAACGTTCCTCGGAGATAGGCATGTGATAAGGCCAACCGCTATTACGGTTCCAATTCATCTTGGAGATCCATTCATCATGCTGCTCCCAGTCAATGAAGACTTTACCGGACAGTATTCTCTGCCATCTTTCTAAGACTGCTCTTAGATGGTCTTCTATACCAGAAGAGTTGAAGCCCTTAACAATCGATGGGTTACAGAACCTGTTGAGGGTCTCAGCCATTCCAGCGGTCTCAGTACGACCCTTGGATTCACCGTAACCTTCAAGTTCCTTATCCATCCAGAACGCTCGACCGTCGTGACCATTATCACGGAAATATTCAATAAGGTTCTTATTGTTCTTCATGAGTAAACGATGGGCTTTCCATTGCTTATCATTCTTCTTCCGTCCAGTTCTACGACTGATCTCGTTCCATTGTTTCTCGTATAATGTTCGTCCTATAATGCTATAGTTCCATTTAGACTGGTCGTTCCACCCGTCTCTCTGGATATTGCCTAGACGTCGAGCATTAGTGAGATGATGATCGTGCACCTCAATTGGTACACCTAGTTGATTTAGTCGATTAGCAAGATCGGATTTCTCAAATTCACGCCTGAGATCGTCGGCCTCTTTCCTGCTAAGTTTCTTCGATTCTTCGATTACCGGTTTTGGCATATGCCATTCCCTTTTCCAAGTTCAAAGTCGGGTTGAACTACACGCTCATTCGCGAACCCAGGATAGTCAGGTCCTTCGCGCGTGCGGATTCCTACGTAAATGGGGTCAGTCGTTACCACCGACTGGTCTGGTGAAGTACTCCTTGCGAAACCAGAATCCAAGAAGAGGGATTCAGAAAGTTTCACAACTGCTTCGGATATAGCCTTGTCCCACACCGCAAAATCATCATAACTCCAGGTCTTACCTAGCTCAATGGGGCCAAGAGAGCGGACTCGTGAAGTTGACACTAGAGATGCCGTCTCTACTCCACAAGTATGGGGGACGATGATGTTACGGTAGAAATGAGAATCTACCGTCAATCTTACTGGAAACTCTATTCCATTAACA